GCAATCTACAACCCCGACACCGGCCAACTGGTCGATGTTCCCGATCAGGACGTACTCACGGCCTCCTCGGGCTCCGATGTGGCCGGAGTTCCCGCCACTGGAATCCTGGGCTATGCTCGGGCTGTCTCACCTACCCTTCCCGGCGCGTATGCGCTTCCTGAAACTATCACAGATATGACTCACATCGTTCTGAACACGCGGGTAAACAATGGTGCCCCGCGATTCAACAGCGTGGGCGCTGGGCAAGCCGTCATCCTGCCGGCTAACTTCGAGCCCGTGTTCTTCGTCTTCGGAGACTCGATCTCCTGCGGCCACGCACCTGGCTCAACCTTCGCCGACTTCAAGGATGACCTTGGAAACGGTGTCCCCGACACGGCCTACGGTCGTATCAACTACGGCAGCTTCTGGGACAAGTGGATGTCTACCGGCGACGGTGGCCTGAACTTCGACAACTCCGACCGCTACACGGACGAGAGCACTGTGGGTGCTGCGTTCGCGCAGATCCATGCTGGCATCGGTGGTATCACCTCGGGTGGACCTGCGGCCTATGCGGACCTCGAGAACGGCTCACCTGTCTGGAGTATCGCTCGGGAGCTCTACGGTCTCTTCAGGGACCCCACGGGCAACATCGTCCTCCCGAAGTTCATCCACATGGGTCGGACTTCGACCGCGTTGGCCCCTTTCGCGAACGCCCCGGCTTCGTGGGATCCCGGCACGGTCGGCTCCACTGGTGAGCTCTTCTTTGACCACTACGTCACCCCGGCGGTCGCTGCGATCACGGGGACCCCTGTGTTCTGTGGGGCCATCTGCATCGCAGGAGGCGTCAACGCCCACAGTGCCTATGGTCTCGAGGACCTCGCTGGTGTCACCACGACGGCTCTCCGCCGTAAGTTCGAGGAAGTCCTGAGCGTCGAGTCCCTCCCCTGGGTCTCCGTGCTGCCCATGACGACCCCGAACGCATCCTACCCTGGCGTCAACGTGGCTAAGGTCCGCGACGACCTTACGCAGGCTGCTCGCGGCGAGGTTTCCACGGTCATCGTGGAGCCCCGTGGTGTCGAACTGGTTGACACGGACAATGTCCACACGACCCCGCGCGGCACGGCGCAGCTTGGAAGCCTCATCGCCTCCGAGTACCGTGACCTCCTCGCCTCCGACGCCCTTGTCGTTGGCTTCACCCCGAATCCCTGATAGGCGAAAACAATGACTGACCAAGACAACACCGCGAAGCCCGCCGAGAGCGTGGGCATGGAAATCCCCAGCGAGTACATCCAAGATGGCAAGATCCTCGGGCGCTTTGAAAGCCCCCAACAGATGCTCAATGCGTTCGCGACTGGTGAGGCTGCTCCGGCGGTTGAAGCCGTGCCGCAGACCGCCCAGATCCCGACCGCTCCTGCTCTCAGCGGCGACCTCAAGATTGAGGCCCCGGTGGCGCAGGATCCTGTGATGTCCGAGGGGTCCCTTATGGACCTCTACGCGGAGTCACAGGGCGACGGTATCTCCGACGATCGCTTCGCGCAGTTGGAGAGCCGAGGGATTGACCGGGCCACCGTGGAGCTCGCCATCGACGGTATCAACGCTCGTAGGGAGCTCGCTCGCGGTCAAGTCTTTGAGGCAGTTGGTGGACAGGAGGTGGTTGACCAGGCGTTCGCCTGGGCTCAGAGCAATATGACTGAAGCCCAGGTGGACTCCATCAACGCTGACCTCGCCACGGCCTCCGTGGACACCCAGGCTGCGATCATCCGTGGCCTCGTCCAGCAGTCGGGGGCCACCAGCTATGCGGCTGGCAGCGGCTCCCAGAACCCCGGCACGGTCCCCTTTGCGTCTAAGGCGCAGTTCCAGGAGGCCATTGCCGACCCCCGTTACAAGACCGACCCCGCGTACCGCGAAGAAGTGGCCCGACGTTTGGCCCAAATGTGATGAAGAAACTAGCCCTGCTACTGGCTCCGCTTATCCTCGTATCGTGCCTCGCCACCGAGGGACTTGAGGAGGAGCTCACAGCCATCTCCAACGCCCGCGACACCCAACTCGTGGAGACCGATGCGGCCCTCAAGTCTGGTGAAGTGACACCCGCCGAATGGGTTGCTGCCCGCGACGAGATCTATGAGCGCGACCGCGAGGCCCGCGAGGCTGCTGCTGAGCGCCGCTCTCTCATTGCTGGTGAGGAGGCCCGGTCGATCATCGACCTCCTCATGTATGCGCTCTTCGGCGCAGGAGCCCTCGGTGGGCTCCAGGTCGCCCGCAAGGGTGTCAAGGCTCGCAAAGAGAGCCAATTCAAGCCCTAGGAAACTAGGCGACCCCTCGGGTGAAACCGGGGGGTCTACCTTCCACTGCAACTGTACGCGCTCGACGGAGTGCCGGTTGTGGTCTGCTGAGGAGGACAATGGCAACGGCCCGCCCCAGGGCGGATAAACCGGAGACGCTCTAGTCCTAGAACAGCAACTCGTTACCCTCCTCTTCTATTTGACTCCTTGCTACAATGGCATACCCCTCCGCGACTGACATCATTCTCCCCGGCCAGCGTCAACTGACTGGTGATGATGATTCCCTCCTGCTCACCATGTTCTCTGGTGAGGTCCTCAACGTCTTCCGTGACAAGCTCACGATGATGAACCGCCACCGGGTTATCCCGGTCGGCGCTGGTAAGGACTTCCAGTGGCCGAAGATCGGTCAAGCGACGACTGCGTACCACACCCGTGGCGAGTCGCTCCTTGACGACACCAAAGGCTACCTGAGCGACATCGAGCACACGGACACCACGATCACCGTGGACAACATTCTCCTGAGCTCCATCTTCCTGGACAACTTCCAGGAGATGCTTCGTCACTTCGAGACGCGCTCCGAGTACAGCTACCAGCTTGGTGCTGCGCTCGCGCGTAAGATGGACAAGCACCTGTTCCAGCTCGCCTGCGCTTCGGCTCAGGCCGGTGTCAGCGACTTCGCCACGCCGATGAACGCCGACAAGACCAAAGGCGCTCGCATCGCGAAAGCTGGCGTCTCCGGCACCGACGCCACCAGCGTTGGCAAGCTGATCGACTCGATGGTCGATGCGGCCTCGAACTTCGCTCAGAAGGATGTCCCGATGGACGGCCTCTGCTTCTTCGTCCGCCCCGAGCAGTACTACGCTCTGCAGCGTGAAGGCAGCCTCCTCAACACCGACTTCGGCAACGCCGGGAACGGTTCACAGGCGAGCGGCTCGATCCTGCGAGGCTACGGCTTCGAGATCTCGTGGTCGAACTTCCTCCCCGACACCGACCTCTCCGCCGCTGAGCCGGGCGTCCGCAACGACTACACGGGTGACTTCACCCAGACCGTTGCTCTCGCCATGCACCGTGACGCGATGGGCACCGTGATGCGTGAGAACGTCCAGACGGAAACCGACTACCAGGTCGAACGTCAGGGCACCCTCCTCGTCTCCAAGGTCACCTGTGGGCACGGCGTTCTGCGCCCCGAGTGCCTCGCCGTGATCGAAGACTCGGCTATCTGATCCGACTGATTCAGTCAACCCGACGCCCCTGCTTCCTTCGGGAGGTGGGGGCGTCACCCTTTACCACTTATGAGCACTCTCAACGAACTCGCGGCGGTCAACCAGATCCTCGCTGCACAAGGTCTAGCCCCGGTTTCCACGATTGAGGGCTCCACTTCCAAGAACACCCAAATCGCGCTGAATATGCTACGGGAGACCTCCCGGCAGGTTCAATCTCGCGGTTGGGACTTCACGACCGTCCAAGAGTACACACTCGCGCTGGACTCCGAGTCGGGTGAGATCACCTACCCGGACACCATGACCCGCTTCACGGTGCATACGCACCCCTGGATCGAGCAGCGCGGTGGTCGTCTCTTCGACCGCAAGAAGCAGTCATACACCTTCACGAGCGCCGTCTCCGGCACCGCGCAGTTCCTCCACGCCTGGGATGACCTCCCGTTCGAGGCGCAGAACTACATTGCCCAGAAGGCAGCTCGAAAAACCTACGAGCAGTATGTTGGCGCAGACGAGACCCGTCAGAGCCTGTACCTCGAGGAGAAAGAAGCCCGCCTAGCCCTCGACCAACGAGAGGCCGAGACCGGGATGCACTCTGCGCTCAACGACCCGTACCTCCCGCACCTCCGTGGATCCTCCTACGTCCCGGGCGGTCCCAAGTACCCGCGCTATTGACCTATGACCTACCGCCAGTCAGTCCCCGCCTTCCTCGGCGGCATCTCCCAGCAGTCCAAGGCTCTCCGCAAGAGCAACCTTGTCGATGACTGTCTAAACATCGAGCACCTCCCGAGCGAGGGGGCGACCAAGCGGTATCCCTCGGAGCACATAGCGGAGATCGCTCACCCTTTCGGACCCCTGGACGCCTCGAAGATCCGAGCGGTGGCTATGCCCCGTGACGACGACCACTTCATCGCCATGTTCGACGACGAGTACGTTCGCGTATTCAGCGTGGACGGCACGGAGAAGTCCGTGAGCTCCACCCTCGGAACGCGGGCTTACCTGAGCGGGGCGACCCACAACAGCCTCCGCTTCCAGCAGGTCGCGGACACCCTGTACGTTGCCAACACCGGCAAGGTCGTAGAGGGCACATTGGGTCGTGGGTACGCCCCTTGGCGCCAGCCGGGGGACGCGGGTGTCTTCATCCAGCGGACTAACTACAACCACGAATACTCGCTGACCTACAACGCCACGACGGTCACGGTGACGACACAGGTGGACTCGGCCAACTATGTGTCCCGTGGCTACAGCGGCACACAGGGGGCGGGCTTCGCGCAGCCCTACAGGATCAACGCCGCCCAGGCGAACGGCACAGAGCCGGTCCTCATCCGTGGTATGCAAGCCTCCGTAGTGGCTAACGACATCGGTGAAGTGGTGGTGGGGGCCATCGACCGCGCACGGGTCCTGATCGGCCAGGTGACCATCCCCAACGATAACGTCCACTGCCTTGCGATGCAGGCCGAGCCCTCAGAGGGTCAGCCCACCGCAGCCACTTGGAACTCGGACCACTCGCACGCCAACCTCACCACCGTGACCCCCGCCCACTTCGATGTGGACTTCCAGGCGGTCTACCTGGACCCCACGGACCCCAACGTGGTCGCAGGGGAGTGGTACTTCTTCGGCAACAACGGTGCCAAGGCTAACCAGACCCAGCTCACCCCGCAGTACGTTGCGAGGCAGCTCGCGGCTGCGGTGAAAGCCGACCTTCAGCACGTTGAGGGTGACGAGATGTGGGGGCCTTCCCCGGACTACGTCCCCTCCTCGGCTTTCCATTTCTCCACGAACAACATCCCGCTGCCTACCGTGGATCTCGTGGTCGAAGACCTCGCGACCCCTGGGACCCCCGTGGAGGACATGGGGTACGCATGGACGGACGAGATGGACGCCATCACGCACCTGCCGATTTACTTCAAGCAGGGGGCCGTGGTACGCATCACAGGATCTCCCACGACGAGCGACGACGACTACTATGTTCAGTTTGCTACGACCGAGTGGCGGGACGACACGGACAGCAACGAGGACGCCTTCTTCAGCTACAGCGCGGACCTCTTCGGGATCGGCGCATGGCGTGAGACCACGGAGCCCGGGCAGACCACGGGTGGCCTAGACAGCACCACGATGCCCCACAGGCTCCGTAGGAACCCAGACGGCTCCTGGGTCTTCGAGGCCGTGGGCTGGGGCCAGCGCCCTGCCGGCGACAACCTCACCAACCCGGAGCCTTCCTTTGTGGGCGGTCGCATCTTCGATGTGTTCTACCACGAGGACCGCCTCGGGTTCGCCTCGGGCTCGGGGCTCATCATGTCCGAGTCTGGGGAGATCGAGAACTTCTGGCGCACCACGGTACTCTCGGTGCCCGCGTCGGACCCCATCGACGTAGCCCTCTCGGCCCTCCAGGGGAACACGATCTACCACGCGGTGCCTTTCGATAAGTCCCTGTACGTCTTCTCTGAGGATGCCCAGGCTGAGATCGACGGCTCCGGTGGAGCTCTGACGCCTGCCTCGGTGTCCGCGAAGATCACCGGGCGCTACCGCTCGAGTGCTCTGATCCCCCCGGCGGCTCAAGGGGCCTCACTGTTCTCCCCATACAAGACCGGGGAGAATATGCAGGTCCGTGAGATCCTCCCAGGCGACTACGACGGGGACCTCCAGGCTGGCGACATCACCATGTCCACGCCCAGGCTCCTGCCGACGACCCTCCGTAAGCTCCTCACGAGCTCGGGCGGGAACGACCTCCTTGCCCTTACGGAAGACGGCGAGATCTACCTGTACCAGTACCTCCGTGCCGGTCGGGAGTCCCTCATGTCCGCATGGGGCCGCTGGGACCTCCCAGGAGGCTCCCTGTTGGACGCAGTGACGATTCATGACTCTGTGTACCTCTTGGTGGACAGAGTGGCACACGACGGCACACGGACCTTCCTGGAGAAGATCAACATCGGTGCCGGGCGGGGTGATGTGACGACCGCCTTCAAGGTCCGCTCAGACCGTCAGGTCCCAGTGGCCTCAGGGTCCTATGACATCACCACGGACACTACGACCTACGCGGTGCCCTTCGCTTTCCATGACGACGACACCCTGCTGGTAACCGTGGACCAAGGGGGATCCCTCGAGTATGGGGGACCCATCGGGGTCTCCACCCAGGACGCCTCTGCGGGCACCGTGGGTGTCTCAGGGGACCTAAGCGGCCAGCCGGTGCTCATCGGGATCCCGTATGACTGCGAGATCACCATGAGCCAGCCTATGGCTATGCGGCAGACCCAGTCGGGCATGACCGCTGCCCTGGGTGGTAACACCCTCGTCCGTGACCTGACTCTATCACTCGCGGACACGGGCTACCTGACTGCGGCTGTCACCTGCGTTGGCTACGGGACCTCGACCGACGAGTTCCTTGCCGACCGGATGGATGTCGGTGAAGTCTCTCCGTCGCCCCTGGCGACACGCGAGTGGCAGATCCCCATCCACGCATCGAATGATGAATTCATCATCACTCTATCCAACCCAACTGCGCTGCCGTCCACCCTCGTCTCTGGGGGCTGGGCGCTGCGCCACAACTCCAAATACTGATGCTCAGACTCGAGAAAGCCCACCCGGACCACGCCTACACGCTTGCCCCCAGACTTTGCCTCAACGATCAAAAGTGGATCGACGCGGCCTATGAGAATGGGAGCTCCAAGCGGCAGGAAGCCGTGCGGGACTCAATCGAGGACTCAGACCATGCGCTCACCATCTGTGACAGTGAGGGGCGCATGGTCGGCATCTTGGGGCACGGTTGCCACGACCGACCCACAGGGCACGGCTTCGTTTGGCTGATGTCCACGGACGAGTTGTTTGAAGAACACCTCCCCGAACTGACCCGTCGATTCCGCAGGGAGATCCTCCCGGCACTCGACAAGGTCTACACCTCTATCACCTGTACGGTGCTTGCCGATAACTACGGACTCGTCCGTTGGCTTGTCCGTAGCGGATTCCACTCAGTGGCCCGCTCCGACCGCACAGGAACCCCCTTCCGTCTCATGTCCAGAGGACTCTAATGGTAGCAGCAGCCGCAGTCGCGATGCCCTTGCAAGCCCTGGGTGGTTTATTCCAGCTTGGTTCATCGCTCAGAAACAACAAGAAGCAAGCACGGTATCTCACCAGGCAACGCGCGGCAGTCTCCAAGGCTGCGATGGACGACTCCATCCACCAGTTCGGTCTCCTGAACAAGATGGAGGCCCAGAACACAGAGCAAGCCGCTCAGGTGCTCCAGAACGTCCTCCGGCAGGGCGCCCAGGCTCGCGGGGACACCCAGGTATCCGCAGGGTCCTCAGGGGTCTCAGGGAACTCCTTGCAGGCCCTCGAGGGCGATCTGGCCCGCCAGACCCTCTCGCGCATCATGGCCGAGCAGTCCAACCTTCAGGGCTCCCGCGATCAGCTCAAGGAGCAGGGTCGTCAGGTCGCTGCAAGGAACACCAACCGCATCAACGAGGTCATGGCACAGCGTGTACCCAAGGTCGATGTGTTCGGCCAACTCTTCAAGATCGGGACCGATATGTTCTCCAGCTACCTCTCCACCACAAGCGTCGGTGAAGGCGGTAAGCGGACCTTCGACCAACTCTAAGCCATGCCCCGTAAGAACCCCCAAGAATTCGGTCTCGGCGTCCGCAAGACCCAGGCTGCACTAACCTCCATCTACAGCCCAGAGACGGTCGCACAGCCTGTCCTGGATGACCCCTCCAAAGTGGTCAGCGGCCTCGCGTCTCTTTCAAAAAGCGTCGCCTATCTGGGCAAGCAGAACGCAAACTTCGACAAGGGCTCGATGGAGCCTCTCGCCGAGTTTGTCCACGACCAGAAGGTCGCCAACCCTAACATCACCCAGTCCGAACTCGACCGGGCCGTGTCCGAGTCAGGTATCACCTCTGGGCGTGTGCTGTCTAAGGTTCGCAAGGCTGGTGGGTTCGACAACCTTACGGACCCCGCTTTCCGTATCAAATACTCGGAGTTGCAAGGCTCCGACCTCGCGGCCAACTCTCTTCCTGAGCTCTTGGCCCTCGAGTCCTCCCTCACACAATCCCTCGCGGGCTCAGGCATCGACCTGAAGGAGAGCCCCGAGCTCGGGCAGCAGCTCGTTGACTCGGCCATCCTCGGCAAGGTCGAAGAGATTACCAACGGCCTCGACCCCATCGCCAAGGCTGCGGCCCTCCGCTCGATCCGCCCTTCTATTGCCAAACTCAAGGCGAGCGTGGTGGATGGTGCCCGTGCGGAGCGTTCGCTCAACCACGCGAACATGACGGTCACGAGTGGAGCCCGTATCGCCGCAGGGGTCTCCAGCGGGACCCTGACGCCCGAGGAGGGCTCCGCTGAGATCAGCCGGGAGCTCCGTGAGGCTAAGGCTAACTTGGAGCCCCGGCACTTCGCGCTGGCCGTTGAGCGTCTGGTGGACTCCATCGCGCCCAGCGTCTATGCCAGCCTAGCGGCCAGCGGTGTCAGCCTCGCGTCCCCCGAGGGGCAGGCTGAGGCCCAGGAGGCCATTGAGATGTTCGAGAGAGCCCTCGAGTCCGGTGAGGGTAGCCACCTCGACCTAAGCGCGGCGGCTACGACCAAGCTCAACACGATCAAGTCGAGCCTCTCCCGAGACAAGTACGACATCCAGGGCGAGATGAACCGCAGGGGCGGTAACGATGCCAAGAAAGCGGCGAAGCGGTACACGAGCAGCGCCGAGTTCTTCGAGCTCAGCCCAGTCGAGCTTGACTCCAAGCAGCAGGACTGGGAGATACGCACCGGCAACATGAGCCCCGAGGAGGAGGCCGAACTGGCTGAGGAGCTCGGCGTGTCCCCGGACAACCTGTACCAGACGGTGGACGCCATCACCGCCAGGTACAAGGACAGGGCGAGCACGCGCCGTGGCATCCGGGGCGTGGACGGTGCCCACAAGAATGCGACTGAGCGGGAGGCCCGGATGGTCACCGAGCGAAAGTCCAAGGACATCATGGGCCAGGTCAGCACCATCGTAGAGCGTACAACGCACGAGGGCGCAAACACAGAAGAGCTTGTAGCCCTGCTCGAGGATCTCAGCGCCGACGAGTCCCTGTCCGACACCCAGCGAGCCCAGATCGACACCTCGATCTCGAGTATGCAGACCTACGATGCGTCCCAGCGGACTAGCATCATCCAGGGGTTCGCAGGTCTCGGTGAGGTGATCGACGCAGCCACAGGGTTCACTGCGACCTCAGTGGCCGCTGAAGTGGATGGCACTGGGAGCGACGCGGAGCAGGCTCAGGTACTGACCAACCTACGGGCGGGCAATGCCACCCTGCACGACAAGGTGTCACGCAGCGCGGCTGCGAGCTTCATGGCCGAGAACCCTTCGGTGGACCCCAAGGACATCACGGTCGAGATGATGACTCCGCACATCAACGACGCTGTTGACG